CTAATGTATAGTCTAAATCACTTTTTGAATAGTGTATATGTTGTGAAGGTTTAAAATCGGGCGCACCCTCTCCCACAGCAAACCATGCAGGATGCGTTACTCTTACTCTGTTATTTGGTAAAGCCACGATATTACCTGTCCACTCTCCCGCGTCCAGTAGTTGTAAAACGTGACTTTGTTTGTGTTGTGCAGGATCGTCTGCTATCTCGCTCTCTGCATAATCAACTGTAAAAAGGTATTTAGCAGGATGCATTTGACCATCTACCTTTGCCAACCAAGGGCATGGGGTGGCACGATCTATGACATACACTGCATGATTATATGAAGCACAATCCCAAGGCTGTGCATCATAAGTTTCCATTGGTTCAGGCCATTCATCTAAAGGAATATCGGCAACTAACGCGGTTATAGGCATTCTAGCCCACATTGCTCCACCGTGTACTGTATCCTCTTCCTCACCTTCAGCTTCACTACCAGTGAAGATAACTTGAAAGCTAAGACACCTGTTTGGCATTGATGTAACGCCAACAACCATGGCATGTAAAAATTCGCCGTGATACTCTTCATGGTTATGAGTGTATTCACGGCGAACCCATGCTTTAAAATAGGGTATATTGCTATGTAAATAAGGCATTAGGACTTGGTTACTTTGTACCCCATTTTTTTAGCAGCAGCGCGGAGTTGTGCTACAGTCATTTTCTTTGCACCGCCTGCTCTACCACCTTTTTTCATCATCATAGGCTTCTTACCACCTGCGGCACCACCTTTCATCATTCTCTTAGGTTTTTTACCGCCTGCAGAACCGCCTTTCATCATTTTTTTTACTTTGCCACCTTTACGATAGCCCTTCTTTTTCATCGCCATAAGTTTTCTCCTTTCAAGATTGTGTTACCGCACCCTTTGTGCGCTTACGCCGATTTGACATGATTGCACCGCAGCCTCTGGCTACGGCTGTGCCTTTTTTGGCCTTCCCTCTGAACGGCCTTTTTGATTTTGTTTGTTTGATTTCACCACCTTTTTCTGCGAACTTGACTTCTGCTTTTTTGGTGTTTTTAACGACTGTTTTGCCTTTTGATCCTGCTTTCTTTTTTTTCTTTGCAGTCGCTGCTCTATCCTTTTTAGAAAGAGAACGTGCTTTAGATGCCGGAAGGCATCGGTCAGGGTTCTTCTTATCTTTTGAAGTGCCGCACGGACCTTTGATATTACCATCTGTTCCTATCCTTACCCATTTCTGGTCTAACCATTTCTTGAGTTCTCCCATTATTTGCCCTTTCGCTTACCGCCTTTGGACTTTTTAGCATAATTAGGATCCTTACAATACTTAGATGCTGCTAGGTTTGCATACGCTGAAGGGTATGTATCAAAAGTTCTTTTTGCCCATGCTTTTCCTTCTGGACAAATCTTACTACCTTTTGATTTTGCAGAAGCTTTTCCACCTTTTCTGTAATAAGTTAAGCCTTTTGGCATTTTATTTTTTGAAGGTGGCTTGGAAACTTGTTGTCGCATTTGCGCCCTCGACATTGCCATAATTTCTCTCCATATGTCCTTTAATAAAACTAATTTCAGAGGCCATAACCTCTGTTCTTTTATCTACTGCAATAAGAGTTTTAGTAACCCAATTTGCCCAAGTGTAACCAACCCCACCAATTGCAATAATAAATGCTGAAACAACGGTTATAATTACTTGTTTCATTAACATTTCCACCTTTTTCTAGCCTGTCTCAAACGTGAATTAGGATCTTTTGCAGCTTTTGGAAACTTTTTCATTTGACCTGCGGAACGAGCGCAAAATGACTTACGCCTCTTAGCGGCTTTGCTGCCTTTCTTTACTTTACCAGTGACAGCCGTTTGAAGTTTAGAACCGGGGTTTTTACGTCTGTAAGCAGCCACACCTGCTTTGGTCATTCCCGCCCCCTTTTTTGTGGGGCGGAAATTTTTTTTGTTTCTTGCAGGCATTTTGTCTCTTTTACGAGCCATATTGCACCTTTAAGACAGGAAGATCGTCAGTTGATTGCTGCTTCCTGAAAGCGCACTAACAAACGCACCATTTGTAGCAAGTATTCCATCATCTGGAATATTTAAATGATGCAAACCTGTTGGAAAAGTTTGCGTAAGTAATGTAGCACCTGAACCGCTTCCATCTTTAATTGTAAAAGCTCCTGCCGCATCTGCAAATATTACAACTTGACGAATGCGTGAACGTGCGGGGCCAACAACAGCCGCAGAATCTCCTTGCGTAAAATTAAATGCTTGTACTGGACCTGCCATACTAGCCTCCTATTACGCTAGGTTATTGTTTTGCTGATACAGAATTGTAAAACGAACCAAACCCGCATTTGTTGAAGCAGAAGCAGTGACAGTTAAGCGAATATCCGCTGTTCCTGTGTCTTGCCATGCTAACGCCGCGCCTGCTTGTGTGGTCGGGTATTTACGCCCCGCATCTGTTCCACTTGCAAACGTGTTCAAAATAGTAGCCGCGCCACCTACGGTATCACCAACACTCAAGTTTGTTGAGGTATTAGCCGCCGTGATAACATCAATAACACAGTCAATAATTTGAGAGTTTGCAGGAATTACAACGTCAGTAACTTGTGCAGCTACTGCTCCACCAGATAGATCCACTGAAAATGTCTGAGCCATAACGACTTGACCAGTGTTTTTAATGTCTGAACCGAGAGTTGTACCCGTAGTTTCTTTAATGGTTCCCGCTTTAATAGGACCAGAAAAAGTTGTCGTACCCATGTCGATCTCCTGTCTTGGGTTGAGTCAGCAGCCCCATGCCGCTGTCAGGGATAAACACACAATACCACATATTTAATAAAAAGAAAGAGGCGACTCGCGCCGCCTCCAAGTTTAAGGAGCAAAAACATGAAAAATGTTCATGCCCTATGTTAACACAAATTATGCTCCGGGTGAACCAAAAACACAACGTGGATCTGAAAACCCAAAGCTGTAACGCTCACGGGCTTTAAATCTCATGTTTCCTGTGTCAAAATCAGCTTCCATATTCGTTCTCATTGGAGAACGCTCAAAGTGCTTAAAGCCATTTGGAGCGTCTGTTTTAATGAAAAACGCATCTGGGTCTGTCAAGAAATGGTTAACAGTGTAGCCTTCTGGCAACATACCCATGTTACGAAGCGCATTAATATCATTATCTGCTGTGCCAACACGCAAAGTTGATTCCAACAAACGATCTGCAATAAATTGCAGTTGTGGTGGAATAATCAACTTGGTGCCACGCAAAGCAATAATCATATTGCGTTCATCAACGAATGTTGAGATGTCGATAAGAGCATTCTCAAGTGAAGTTTCGTTGAGGTCAGCAGCAGTTGAAGGTTCGTTACGGAATGTACCACCACCTGCTAGTGGGTGAACTGCTGAACAAAGTTCAACACCGTCACCACCAGTGAAGTTTGCATCAAACGCATTGTTAAGCGTTGCAGCAGCTTTCACTTGCTTTGTGTGTGCCATAGAACGAGCCAAAGCCTTTGTATAACGAGCGCCAAGGCGATCATACAAATTGTCTTCAACAGCTTCTTCAGTTAGTGCGAATGCAAGTGCAACTGTTTCGTGTGAGTAACGAGCAGTAAACGCTTCATTTGCATTATCAAACTGAACCCCTGCACCTTCGCTTTTGGTTGGAGCGTTTCCAAATCCAACAAGCATTACCTCTTCCTCAAAAGCACGATCTGATGCTTCTGTGTCATAGATTTCTGCATGTTGATTTTCGTAACGATCATACTCCATGCCAAAAAGTGCATTAAGGCCCGGTTCTAACTCTTTGACGAGTTGGGATCTTGAAATAGCCATAACTCAGTCTCCTTACGCTAGACCCGCAGTGCCGGCACTGAACAGGTGGTTGTTAATTTTGACAATTACATTTGTATTTGCCGTTGATGTATCGCTATTCTCAGGATCTTGAGAAATGTCGATTGCTTTTAGTGGTAGGGTTGCTACCGTACTATCCGCAGTTCCTACTTCTAGCTCTATACGAGAGGTACCAGATACGGTATCTCCTGCTGTTGCTAGAATATCGTAGTTACCTGCCAAGTCTGTCACTGGAAATGCAGCATCAGCTTGGATTTCAAACACTGCATTTGGATCATCAATCACGTTAGCTATGATGTCAGCCGCATTTGTGCTTGCAGGATAGTGGTTTGAAAATCTTGGCTTTCCTGTGCTTGGATCAGTAAATTCACAGCCGTTAAAAACGCCTAGAATAAATCCTGAACCACCCGCCGCAACTCTCTCAATACCGCCACCAGTTACCATTGCAACTAAATCACCCTGAAAAATAGAGGTGTTGTAGTTTGCAGCAATTCGGTAACGATTTTGCTGTTGAGAGCTTATACTTGTACGAGCAGGACGAAGGCCAAAAGGTGCGTCTAAATTCGCCATCTTTAATCTCCATCAGATTTAGGTCGTGAGCCGAAACTCACGCTTGATTTACGTTGTGGTGCCAATTTTGGCATCGCAGGATTATTTTCGCGCATCCAATCACGATCAACAGCATCCATCTGATTTTGTGTAGTCTTCTGGTAGTGCTGATTGCGTTGATCTGCCAATTCTTCTGGAATACGAGCCAATACTAAACCGCCAACACCTATAGTGCCTGCGTTTCGCCCTTCATCCACAACTGGACCTGTGTACTCTGGATATTCCTCTGCACGAACGAGTTCATATCCCTCTTGCCGTCGCTTATGTACGTTAGTTTTATCATCAAATTCCATCACGGATTCGCGAATCCAACGATGTTTGTAGCCCAATGGGGCTTCCGGCGCTTCTAAAGCTGAACCGGGTCTCCATATTTGGCGCTCTTGGCGCTGCCGCGTTTGTGTTTCGCGTGAAGTACGATCAGCCATATTAGTCCCTCCGATTTGCAAGTTTTTGAACTTCCGCAGCATATTTATCCAAGGGAATACCTAACTTTTCAGCTAATTTCACTTGACCGGGATTAAGATCTACTTGCTTTTTACGTCCATTTTTTAAGGAGCGATTTCCGCTTCCTGCAGGCGTGACAGATTGGACGTTTTTCTTGTCACCCTGAAACTTGTTTGGCAATTCCTGACGTATGCGCCTATCAATTTCCGCGTAGTATTCATCGGTTACAGGGTTGAACCCCTCTTCCGCAACAAGCGTTTCGTGAAGTCCACGCGCTACACTGGTCATAATGCGATCTTTGCCAAACCAAGTATTCTTTTCAAGCCAAGCCTCTAACTTTGGATCACGCTGTTGTTGGCGTGGCTGTTGCTGTTGAGGTTGTGCTTGTTGTTGTGATTGAACTTGAGATTTACTTTTTTGAACGCGAAGACGCTCTTTCTCAATAGCAATTTGAGCGATTGCTGATTGAGCATCAGCAACTTTATCATAATCTCCTGCTTCATGTGCCTCTGCTAATGCACGTTTTGCCTGAACTTCTTGAGAAGAAATACGACCCTCATATTCAGACATATATCCTTTATCTAAAGTAGAAAGTCTTTGTTTATACTGTTCGTTTTGAGCCTGCATTTGCCTTGCATACTCAACCGCCGCAGCCGCTTCTTCTTCAGCTTGCTTTCGCGCCGCAGTTAACTGCCTAATTCTGCGCTGTGGATCATTTTTCTTTTTATTAGGAGACTCATAATCCCTAAGTTCCTGCTCATCATCGTCAGAGTCTGCACTTGAAAGCTCCTGCTGCTCTTCAGAATCTTCAATAACCTCTGAATCATCCTCTATTTCTACGGATGTTACTTCTTCAATTTCTTTTTCTTGGGCCTCTGCCTGCATAACAAAAACTCTCCTCTGTTATCTTATACATACGAAATATCTTTGGGGTCAAGTATTGTGGCTATAATATTATCGTCATTTATAATACGAACCTCAAGTCCTTCCACTTTAAACCTATTTCCGGCATATCTTCCTATAAGAACCCAATCTTTTTCAGAACACCATGAACCAGTTGGGAATTTCTGGGAGTCTTGGTATGCATCGGGACCAAGTTTTACAACATATGCTGCTACAGTTGCGAACGCTTCACGATCTCTAACTTGATCCGGAACATACACACCGCCTTTTGTTTTCTCACTTGGGTAATAAGGAATGATTAACATTCTATAGCCAGTTGGCTGTGGAAGACGTTCTAACGCTGAAGCTTCCATTTGAGAAGGATCATTTTCATTCTTGCTTTCTTCTTTATCTTTTCCAAAAGCGGTCTTTATAGGTCTAGGAATATTCTCCATATCCTTTGGTTTTACTGCCATGTGGTCAGGTACATATAGTTTTTTAGTCATCTGCAAACTCGATATTTTTCATTGCTGTTTTAATCTCTTCTTCCATGAACGTTAAACCTTTTACTTGCCCAACTGCATACCTATACTCATCAAACGAACCAATGTTACCTGTGCCTAAAGACACCTGTATGTCATCACGGCGTTGACGTAACTTTTTGTAGAGGTATTCAGCTAGATTTAGTGCGTCCATGAGATCTCCATACTAGGACATTATACAATTCATCGGAGAACACAAGTATTTATCCCAAGGTTTTAGAAAATACCTTGAAATCTTTGGGGTCTAGCTATTTTGCTAAAGCGTTTTATTATGCTGCCATTAGTCTTTTTTTGCGGTTTTCTTTTTGGCAGGGGATTTCTTTTTGGGGGCCGCTTTCTTTTTTGGCTTTTCAACCCACGATTCATTTTCTGGAGTGTTTGGGTCATCTGCTATGTAATGTCCTTTATCGTTACGAGCGCGAACCATTTCTGTAGCTACTTCTGGAGTGGCTGCTGCCTCTCTTCTAGCTATCTTTTTTTCTTTTTCAACTTGAGCCATTTTAGCTCTTACACTACTGGTCATTGTTTATTCCCTTTCATTTGTGCATTGATAGCCGCAATATCTCTTTGTGTTTGAATGCGATCCTCTGCGACTCGTGTTTTATCAGCTAAAGCCTCTTGCTGTAGGTTTAGCCTTTCTTGAGCCAAACTAGCGTCCATCATTTCTTTCTCACGCTCTAGTTCTTGCTTGGCATCAAACTCTGTAGATTTACGCTCCATATCTGCTGCTTTTAATTGTAATTCCTGTTGCCTAATTGCAACAAGAGGATCTGTTTCCTCACCCACAGGCTCAACTGTTTGAGTAAATTCCTCTGTCAAATCGGCAATAAGCATCGCCGCTTGACGTTCAATAGCAGGTTGTAACATCTGCATGGCCTCTGGATTTTGCTGCACCTCTGGCCCTGCTTGTTCCATCACCATTTGCTGTGCTTGTTGCTCTGCCAACATACCAATGTGTTCTTGAATATGACCTTGCAAGGTTGCCATAGCTTGTGGGTTTGTTTGAACCACAGGTGTGGACATAATCGCTAAGTGTGTTTCCATATGAGCTTTATGGTCTTGCTGCGGAAATGCTTGAGGCATACCACCAGTGATTGCAATCTTGTTTTCCATAGCAGCGTTAATTGGTTGTGGCTGTGGAGGCGGGGGTAGTATTGTATCAATATTATTTACACCAAGCGCCTCATACATTTTGCGATATGCTTGATACAATCCTTGCGGCCCACCGTGAATCTGTGGGTTTGATTGAACTAGCTGCAATTGGGTTTGTGCAAGCGCAATACGCTGTGCCATTGAAAAGATATTCGGGTCACTAACAGGAAGCACATCAACTCTAGCATCAAAGTCTTGTGCAAATATCTCAGGACCAAACTCTGTTGATGGCATATATGGATACATCTGAATGGTTTGAGAAAAGACTTTTGACAGCAGTTTAAACTCAATCTTTTGCGAATAATGCATGCGTTTGTGGATCGCAGACATCACTTTTGTACCGCGTTCCATAATAGCCATTGTTGTGCCAACAGGCGTTTCACCGCCCATTTCGGCTATTTTCATGTCTGCCATAGCCGCAAAACGCCGCCCTGCATCCACGAGAGTACCCAAAAGGTTATACAATGTGCTTGAAGGTTCTTTAAATGGCAAAGGCATCAAAGATGAGCGTATATCGGTTCCTGCAACGTCTATATCTCTAAACTCTCCCGGCTGAAGTGGGCTGTCTTCTTCTCTAATTCTTGCGCCTCGTGCTTTAAATCCCGCAGGCAAGTTAGAAAGCGTACCCGCATCAATTAGCTGACGTAAAATAGAGGTAGAAGCTTGTGCCAAGCCACCAATCATGTGTGTAAGACCAAGGCCATAAAAACCAAGACCGGGCAGAAACTTATAATGCACAAAATAATCTTTGCGCTTCATCATTGGGTCCATCTCTTCGTAGTTCCTACGAATCGAAAGAACTTCGCCAGTATCTTCTACGATTGTAACAATATAGGGCAGTTTTAAACCGCTAGGAGCGCCATCATTGCCCATGCTCTCAAAGCCTTTGAGGTCCAAATCAGTGTGAACCTCATACAATGTTAGCTCAACAGATGCATTACTAGGGTGAACACCCTGTATTTCGTTAATTGTCTCTTGAACCTCTGACATTTCCTCGCCGCTAGAACCATTGTCGGGCAAATCAACGTCACGATAGAATCCTGCCAACTGAAGCTTTCTAACTTCGTTTGAATCCATCTTAATTACATGCGTAATTCTAGGACATGTGGGTAAATCCGTGGCTCCGTAAGGCACAACTAGATCTTCAGCATGCACAAACTGACTTACGGCGCGGCCTTTTAGTGGATCAAAGTAAACTTTTTTAAATGTTGAGCCTACAATCGGAAGATAAAACAGCATTTGATCCATTTCTGGGTCATATTCTTCCATTTCATAGGTAATCATGTAATTCATGTAATCTTTAACGCGCTCTGCCTGCTTTGTTAGCATTTCATTCTGCGCACCAACTACTTGCGTTCTGACAGGTCCAGTAGCAGGCAACATTTCACGGTATGCCTGTGCTTGAAATTGTGTAACGCTTTCAGCTAAAAGGGGATGAACAACGCCAGAGGAACCCTCAAAAGGCTCAACTCTTTCTTCGTTCTGCATTCCTAAATAATCTAGACCACGTTTGTATGTGTCTTCCCATTCCTGTCTGGATGAAAAATCATCATCAATGCTACCAATCAAATCGTTTGATATTTGACCAAGATCTCCCTCTTCCATAAAATCTGCTAGATTAGCATCGAAAGCAGCCTCAACCGTTGCTTCCATTTCCGTGTATTCTCCAACAATAGCAGAACCATCATCAAATTCAAAAACTCCGGGCGATTGTCCAAGCTCTTGCACAACAACGCTTTCACCCTCAACTTGAGGCGCTTGTTCTAAGATTCCACCCGATCCTATATTAGGTTCAATAGCCATTTTCTTTCCCTTTTAGGTGTTGGAGCGAAAGTCGCTCAACCATCATGGAGCAGTAACACTTTGGGAGCGCCTGCATCAATGGGCAGGGAGATGCCACATTCGATATCTTCCGCCCCAACCTCAATATTCTGTGACTCACAGCAATCAAAGAAAACCTGATTTACACCAGATTTTAGCTTTTCTATATCAACGCTGTAAGTCACATCGCTCATTATCTAACTCCAGAAAAATTAGTGCCGCGCATTGCAGCACCACCCCCACGACATACTTGACCGCCGCCTTGCATCTTTTTAACTTTGGTACCTTTGGTACTCTTTTTTTCTTTTCTTAAAATTTTAAAATCCTCACCTGATATTTTTCCATCTTTATTTTTGTCAAGTTTCTTCTGACCACCTGAAAGAGCAACGCCACCGTCTTCCATTCTAGATAAATCTTGGGCTGTTCTTCTAGCCGCACGATTTCCACGCTCAATAGCGCCTACATCTGGTCGCATTCTTGGCTTT